GAGGATGATGGTGCCGCCGGTGAACCGGTGGAAGTCAATCTGTCTGAACAAGAGCGGTTGGACGCACATGTCAGCACATACGTCGCCCCGAAACTCGAAGTCCCAGCTGTCGAGACTGATTTGCTTGCTACGCAAGTGTGTACCGTGGTTGTCAAGATGTCCGAAGGTTCGTTTTCGTCTGTCTTAAAATCCGTAAAAAATTGGATTGTCAAGAAGATACCATTCGGGCACTGCGAAGTGGACGCCTTGCGCGGGACACTCTTCCCTGATGAGGTCAGCACACGGGAGACGGAGCATGTGACGAAACTCTTTGGATACGTAACGAACCCACGAAGAACGTCTCGCACAAACCCACTCGCGGAGTACGGCTTCAACTTTGCAATCAACGTTCCCATCTACCTCAACTTAGCGAACAAGTACATGAGAGAACAACGGAACATGAACAACATGTTACTAAACGATTATACCATCGCCCCAAAAGCGTATCTATTCGTTGCGGAAACCTTGCGTGTCCAGTACCGCGAAACATTGATGAAATCGGACCCGGTGCATTTGCGTTACACAATCATGTATTTGACAAACCAGTGCCTCTTGAATGAACTCACAGTATCGACCAGCACGGGCAGAACAGGGGCCGTATCGTACAAGCGTCGAGCGTCACCAACTGGAAACCCCGTGCAGATGGGGGTATTTCGCCAAGGACTCGGAAACGTCAAAGACCTACCGCCGTACAAGTTCAACGACAAAAAGTTTCGCATCCGCCGCGGTCGCGAGCACTTCAACCCACTCACGCGCCGGATCGAGTTTCCTCCTGAAGAGCCGGGATATCGACAGAAGCAGTACTACACAATCGTTGGGCCGTCGGTCGCCGTATGTGCGTACGCTCCAGCGCGAACGAATGCGAACATCAGCGCTGCTGCGACACGAGTGATTAGCATTGTCAAACCAGAAATCGCCGGTTTGCACGAAGAGTTGCGGGAGAACCAGAAGAAACACTTCGGCACCACTATCTTTGCGAACGGGGACGCTATCGGGTTGCGCGACTCCATCGCACTCGACATGCAAGCATTCACGACAACCCTGGACGAAATATACGAGCACGTCAGCGACGTTCACCCAAAGCGCATGCTCCGAGAAGCAACCTGGCAACGCATTCGAGATGACGGACTCAACTTCCGTGAAAATTTTGGTTTGAGCAGGGTTGAGATGAACTTGAAGATGATGGAAATGCTCCCCGTAGATAAGCTCCCGAGAGCCATTTATGCGCTCGGGACACCCGCATCACTTGTTGGGTTTATGCTCGCAACCTACATGAAAAAGGGTATGGAAAATGCGACGCGAGCAGATGGGGTGAACAAATGGGTGTTTGTGAAAGAAGTACGGCAAGACATTTTGGATCAAGTCATGGTTGATGCTGTAATCGGAGAGCAAACAATCATGTACGAGCATTCGGACGACTCAATTTATTGCGTCGGCACAGGGCAAGAGCGCAAACGGTTCAACATCGACGTATCAAAGGCGGACGCAAGTTACGGAGAATTCCTCTTCAAAGCTATCGTTGCAGTTACGCCGAAAAGGCTTCAGTCTGTAATGAGCACGCTGATTAAACAGTTGAAAGCGGACGTACACATTCAAAGCGCTGACAAGAAGCACAAGATTGTCCTGCGGGTCCTAGAACCATTCTGCATGTCTGGCCACACCTTCACGACGCTCTTCAACCAGTTCGCTGGCTACTTCCTCTCACGTGAACTATTCCGCCAACAGCCGAGAACCGTTCGTGACATTGAGTTGTGCGGGGCAAAAGTCGGCCTGTTCCTCAAAGTTGAGCAATGTGCCACGATCCATGATCTGCAATTCCTGAAGCATTCCCCCGCCTGGGACACTGCCGGCGACCTCCGGGCCGTGCAAAACTTTGGTGTGGTCCTCAGACTTATGGGAACAGCACGGGGTGATGTCGTCGGACACGGCGATTTGAAGCGCCGTGGGCGTGAACACCAGGCGCAGATGATGCACTCAACTTTCGCACACCTGAACACTCCCATCGGAATCGGACTGAGCCGACACTGGAAAGTTGGGTATGTCAGACCAGAAATTGCCAAGCAAGTGACACGAGACGGTCGGTACATGGTTGACAAGACTCCACGTCCACCAATCAACATCACAACCGTGGAATACCTCCGTAGATACAAGTACTCCCCGGAGGAGATCAGTTACCTGGAAAGCGCCTTCCTCACAGCAGACTATGGCGACATCTGCAACCACCCCTCCCTCGCCAAAGGGCTCGAGAAGGACTACGGTATCACGACAGACGGAAACGTCACGGTACCACACGAC